TGCATCATGTGGGCAATTTTGAGACTCTCGAGACGCAGATGACAACGTGGACGCCGGATGATGCGAAGTCTCCTGACAGGCTTGACGCTTTGGTGCATGGCTTGACAGACTTGATGAACGCTGGCGGCACGGAAGCGTATCTACGTTCACTTGCAGTAGTGTGTGAGTGTGGATTCCCGAACATTAAGGGATCAGTGGTTTGTGTCGATTGCGGCGTAGAGTTGAAGGCAGGATAAATGGGTATCCGCGAGCGCATCGGTAAGGCTCTGGCTATTCCTGCCGGCGCTGTTACCCAAACGGAACAACAAATAGCCGCGCAGGTTCCAGCGTCAGGTACTTCCGCTGTCCCAATGGATCGTAACCCAGCTGACTATACGGTTCCGTTCGCACCTGGCCGCCCACTGATCCCAGCTCTGATTAATCAGCCTGAGGATAGTGGTCGGGCTACTCCGCGTCGTTCAGAGTTCCCTGTCGCATGGAACTTGCAGATCACTGAGCAGCGTGTCGTCCCGTTCCGTCTTTTGCGTGAGATCGCTGATGGTTCTGACATTGTTCGTAAGTGCATTGAGGTTGTGAAGGGCGCTATCGCGGGGCTGGAGTGGGATATTTCCCTATCGCCTGACGCGACTGAGCGTGTCATGTCCGACCCAACCACTTTGGGGCATACCGCGGCGGCGCGTGAGGCTCGCAAAAACCTCCTGCCGGACATTATTCGCTGCCGTGACTTTTGGGCGATGCCCGACCGCGTGAACGGGTTATCGTTTTCTGAATGGGTCGGTATGGCGTTGGAGGAAATGCTCGTCATAGATGCGCTTTCCATCTACCCCAACAAGACACTCGACAATAAGAACCTTCACTCGCTGGAAATTCTTGACGGCGCAACAATCAAACCCCTCCTCGATGACCGTGGTGGGCGACCCGTTCCCCCGTACCCGGCGTATCAGCAGATTCTGTGGGGTTTCCCGCGTGGGGAGTTCACTGCGTCAGCTGATGCTGACGGCGAGTTCACTGATGACGATTTGGTGTATGCGCCACGTACTCGCCGTCCTTTCACTCCCTACGGATATAGCGCTGTTGAGCGTTCCTTGCCTGTCGTTGACTTGTATATGAAGCGGCAGCAGTGGTTGCGTACCGAGTTCACTGATGGTGTTACTCCGCAGATGTTTATGGAGACTGACGCGACGTATGGCGGTAATCCTGAATTGTTGAAGGCGTATGAGCGCGTGTTCAATGATGATCTTGCCGGGAAGATGGAGCAGCGTCGTCGTATGCGTATGCTGCCTGAGGGTATGCACCCTGTTTTCCCGCCTGGGGTGGATTCGCTGTATAAGCCTGAGTTTGATGAGTACCTGGTGAAGCAGGTGTGTGGGCATTTCGGGATCATGCCGACGCAGATTGGTTTCTCACCTAAGGGCGGTTTGGGTGGTAAGGGTGTTCAGCAGGGTGAGGCCGCGTCGAGTGAGATGATTTCGATGAAGCCACTGATTTTGTGGCTGACTGATCTTTTGAATCAGCTTTCGTATCGTTTCTTGGATATGCCGAGGGATTTGACGTTCACGTTCCAGTTTGAGAACACCTCGCTGGAGGAGTCGAATGCGAAGCGTCGTCAGGAGCAGTTGCAGTCAGGGCAGATGACGATTAATGAGGCTCGTGCCGAGTTGGGTTTGCCGCTGTTTACGTTTCCTGAAGCGGATATGCCGTTTGTTCTTTCGACTCTTGTGCCGGCTGGGGATGTGCAGGAGATTCTTGCTGATGAGGGCGTGAATCCTGAGACTGATCCGCAGAATAAGCCTGTGGATGAGCCTGAGAGGGAGCCTGTTCAACCGAAGTTGAAGCCGGTGTCTATTGGGCAGTCCGTTTCGGTGAATCCGATTGATATTGAGCTGGCTGCGTTCGCTAAGTGGACGAAGGGTACTCGTAAGCGCGAGTTTGTGTTTGAGTTTATTGATAGCGCTAAGGGTGTTTCGTTGAACGCGTTGGCGAAGCATGATCCTGCTGCGGCGCGTGAGTTGGCTTCAGTGTTTAAGTCGGATAAGCCGATGAAGACTGAGAATGGGATGAGGTTCCCTGCCGAGGCTTTTGCGTATGTTCCTGACCCTTCTAAGCCTTCTACATGGAAGTTGCGGTTGTGGGAGACGCCGACGTCGGGGCCGACCGCTGCTCAGACTGGCAGGGCGGCTGCTGCTTTTAGTTCGGGTGGGTTCCGTGGGAATCGGGTGCAGATTCCGGTTGAGGATTTGCAGCAGGTGAAGGCTGATATTCGTGCTGCTTGGCATAAGACGCATGATGAGACTCAAGATGATTTGCCTGAGCATTTGAAGTCGGCTGATGCTGACACGTTCACTCCGCCTGCTGGGGTTCGTTCCGCTGCGAAGCGTGCCCTTGAGTGGATCGCTGACGGCAAGGCTGGGGATGGGTTCACTGATGTCGGTCGTAAGCGTGCTTCTGATTTGGCTGCTGGTCGTAGCGTTTCGTTGGAGACAGTGAATCGGATGCGGTCATTCTTCGCCCGTCACACGCCTGACAAGAAGGCTGAGGGTTTCAACTCTGGTGAGGATGGTTTCCCGTCTCCTGGTCGTGTGGCGTGGGATGCGTGGGGTGGGGATTCTGGGAAGTCGTGGGTGGATTCTCTCAGCACTGATAAGTCCGTGAAGGCGAGTGATGCCCGGGGGCGAGAAGTTACCCCAGGGGACACTGGGGGCCAGGCAGCAGGAGGACTTGATCCGCAAGACGGAGATAGTGCTTATGGCTTTGCTTGGGTTCGGGGACATTGAGGCGTTAGCGAAAAAGTTCCTGAATGACCGCCCGATTGATGTTGTCGGCTGGTTGAACGCGAACAATGTACGAATCGTACAGCCGAGTGCTTTGCAAGCGTTGAATGATCTTCACGCTGAGTCGTATTGGTTTGGTCAGGCGACTGGTTCAGCGAAGGTAACTGGCGACCCGGTTGACTGGCAGGGTTGGAAGCCTGGGGATGCTGCGGTAGCGGCTGCGCTTGTTATGAATAGTGCAGGTTTCCAGAACTATGTGAGTGGTAATTCTGATCTGCTTGATGGGTTGAATAACACTCAGATTGATCGTCTTGCTGTGGTTCTTGCTGCTTTAGCAATTACGGCTACGCAGGAGGAAGCTGTCGCGGCGATTAACAGTCATGTTCAGCAGACGCAGGATTCTTGGGCGACGACGGTTGCTTCTACTGAGTCTCGCAGCGCTGCGATGGCTGGAACTCTTGATGCGTTCTCAGATCAAGGTGTCGAGTATGTGGATTGGGTTACGTCGTCTGGCGATCCGTGCACGTTTTGTATCGACATGGAGGCTGGTAGTCCGTATGCGTTGACGGATATTGATGAGCCGCCTGCTCACCCGAACTGCATGTGCGACATTGTGCCTTCAGTTGGGAAAAGTGTGAATGCAACGTTGACGAAAGCTGGCCGTGACGCTGTTGATGCTGCACTTGCCGAGTTGGACAAGATTCCGATGGTTGACGATATTCATATTGATGTTCCGTGGCCGATTGTTGCTCGACCGAAACTTGATCCCGAGGTTTGGACTGATTCCGAAATACAGGCTGTGACGATCAAGGAGTTGTTCGCTTCGCAAAAGTTTTTGAAGAAGGAGCAGGTTGCTTACTACATTGCGAATCCTGGCTCTGTTGAGAGAGGTCGCCGCGCCCTCGCAAATGTGTATGCTATAGACAACCGTAACGTGATTATTGACGGGCATCACAGGCTTGCGGCTTGGTGGCTGCTTGGCGCGGAAGTGGCGAACGTTTGGTTCTTGGAGGAATAGTGGCTGTCAACTACGGTCAGGTGAATGTCGGTACGACGGCTACGTTGATTTACACTCACCAGAAATACACGACGTCACCGGTGTTGATCACGAACGCTGACGGGACAAACCCGCTGTACCTGGGCGGTGACGCGAACGTCACGACCTCGAACTGGGGCCACTACATTGCGAAGTCGTTCGGTGAGCAGTCGTTCTCGATGAATTACGGCGATCAGTTGTGGGGCGTTGCTGCCGGCACTGTCGCTGTTCACTGGATTGTGACGGGAGCATAACGATGGCTGTTGACACGAGCGTGTTTGCACGCATCATCAAGCAGGAGAAGCAGGCTGACGGTACTTTGCTTGTCACTGGCGTTGCCACTGACGACACTCTGGATATTGACGAGCAGATTTGCGACCCGCAATGGCTTGACCGGGCCATGCCGGCATGGTTCAAGTACGGCAACATTCGTGAGCAGCATTCCAATATCGCTGCCGGTGTTGCGACGAAGCTTGAGGTTGACGGCAACCGACATATCGTTACTGCCTCTGTTGTTGACCCGAACTCGATCAAGAAGGTTGAGTCTGGGGTGTTGAAGGGTTTCAGTATCGGTATCCGTAACCCGCGTATTTCGACCGATAAGTCTGCTCCTGGTGGTCGGATTGTTGATGGGGAGATTGTTGAAGTTTCCCTCGTGGATCGCCCAGCGAACCCGAGTTGCATGTTGGAATTGGCGAAGTCAGTCGGCGGCGAGATGCAGCAGACGGAGACACTGATTGAGAAGGAAGCTGTCATGGAACGCTGCTCGAAGTGCATGAAGGCGTATAAGGCTGATGACCTTGACCCGCACAAGATGTGTATGGATTGTGCCGCTGAGAAGGCTGCTCAAATGGAGGAATCCAGCGAGGAGTCAAGCGAGGAGTCAAGCGAGGAGTCGAGCGAGGAATCTTCCGTCGCTAAGGCTGCTGAGGAGTCTTCGCAGGAGCTTGGTGAGGAATCGTCCCAAGTGTTCGGTGAGGAGTCATCTCGCCCGAATGGTGTCGCTGGTGTCGCTGGCTTGGCTGCGGAAACTGGTGAGGCTTCCGCTACTGAGGAGTCCAGTGCTCCTGCTGCTGAGTCTTCCGAGGAATCCAGCGAGGAGTCAGAGTTGGCTCCGAAGGCCGCCGATCCGATCCTGGAGCGTTTGGATCGTATTGAAGCGATGCTTTCTAAAATGGTTTCGGGCAAGGCCGATGATTCGACAGAGGATGTCGCTAAGAGCGTCAAGGCTATTGACGAGCGACTGTCACAGGTTGAGAAGTCTGCAAGCCGCGCACCGATGAGGACCGTTGTTAAGGCGGCTCCTACGACCTCTGAGGTCGATATCAAGGCGGCGAAGGCCGCTGACTACCGCGCAAAGGCGGCTGCAACGAGCGATCCCGAGCTTGCTAAGGGTTACTTGCTGCTCGCTGCTGAAGCAGAATCCAAGTAATTCAACCTCCCTCATTTAAGGAATCATCATGGCTCAACTCCCTCCCGCTGGAGAGATGTTCGGCACTGCTGACCCGCGTGATCTTGCTGCAAAGCAGGAGGGCTTCAACGAGGCAATCGTGAAGTCCGTGAACGCTGGCGCACGTGGCGAGTTCGCTCCCGCAATCAACCTTCCTGGCATGGTCCAGGGTCCCGCTGCTGCTATGGCAGAGCTGGAGAAGGCTGCCGCTAACCCGGCACTGGCTAAGGCGATTGGCGCTGACGTTCTTTCGTCGCTCCAGGCCCAGGTTCAGGCTTCACGCGAGATCGTCAAGGACATCACCATTGGTGATGGCGTTACCACCGGCTCCCCGATTGGGACTGGCCTGGTGCCGTTTGACCTTGAGGCTCCTGCGAAGTACCTGGCTCCTCGCCCGACTCCGCTGCGCAACAAGATTCCGCGTGAAAAGGGACAGGGCACTGCCCGTCGCTTCAAGCGGATCACGGGTATCACTGGTTCGGGCACTGGTGGCGTGGGTGTGTTCCACCCAGGCATCAGCGAAACCACGCAGAACAACTTCGCCCCGTCGGGTGCGTCGAATGCTCTGTACCTGAACCGTGGCGCGAAGATCACCTACGCTGGTGACGACAAGATCGTTCCGTACTTCGAGTTCGGTCTGTCTGACAGCGTTTCGTTCGCGGCACAGTACGCGGGTCAGGGTTTCCAAGACGTTCGCGCCCTGTCTGCTCAGTCGCTGCTCTACTCATCCATGCTGCTTGAGGAGCGTATGCTGCTCATGGGCCGTGGAACTAACTCCGCGTTCTCTGGCGCTCTGTCTGTTCCGACCGCGACCATTGCGAACGCTTCACCGAACACTGGTGAGTCGCCCGTCACTGGTTACACCACGAACATCTGGGTCAAGGTCACTGCTGACGCAGGCGATTTCGGAGAGTCGGCTTCTTCAGCGATCGCTTCCGTTGCTGCTTCCGCAGGCACCGTCGCAGTTGTGACCATCTCCTCCGCTATCACCGGTGCCCTGGGCTACCGCGTGTACGTGGGAACTGGCGCTTCCGCACCTGCTGACTCTGCTCTGTTCTACGCAGGCCGCACTGGTTCACTATCGTTCCGCATCACCGGCGCTCTGCCGACTAGCGGTACCACTGTGGCTCACGCAGTCAGCACCGACACCTCTGCTTACGCAAATGGCTACGACGGCATCATGCCGTACGTGACTGGCGCAAACAGCGGTTACAACAAGGTTCTGAACAGCACCTTCAATGGCACCAGCCCCGGCTCGGAGTTCCAGGCAGCATTCGCCAGCCTGTACACCTCGGTCAAGGCTGACCCGGATGAGATCCTGTTCAACGGCACTGACCGTAAGAACCTGTCGGAGTTGCTGAAGAACTCCTCCAGCACGAACTACCGTTTGACCTTGCAGCAGGACGAGATTGGCAACGCTGTTGTCGGTAGCGTCATCACTGCCATCCAGAACGAAGTTACCGGCAAGGTTGTGCCGATGACCGTTCACCCATGGATGCCGCAGGGCAACACGGCGATCCTGTCCTACACGCTGCCGATTCCTGATTCACAGGTCAGCAACGTGTGGTCCGTGGTCAACGTGCAGGACTACATGGGCATTAACTGGCCAGTCATTGACTTCCAGTACCAGATGTCCTCCTACTGGCAGGGCACCTTCGTGTGCTACGCCCCCGCGTGGAACGGCTCCAAC